CAAATACTCCTCAAAAGTTATCTCGTCAGGGTCGAACCCGTCCGTACTCAGGTAGTGGGGGTTCGACCAAACTGTTTCCCCATCCCGAGACACCCTCACCCCCACATCCATATAGCAGGCGGAGTATGTCTCGACGGTCCACAGGACCCCATCAATTTCCCTGGTGATCATGATTTTGGTGTCTCCTTTTCGTTGATTTGGATTTGGGCACGAGGATCGCAACAGTTTCGATCCCAGCGAGGGCTTGGGATAACGCGACAATCAGTTCGTCTGACGCTTCCGCGAATCCCTCGCTGCGACGGGTGAGGTGGTATTTTCGGGCTTGGAGGATCCAGGCTCGAATTTTGATCAGGTCGTCCTGCCGAATAGACCCAGCAGGAGACCAACGGGAAGGTCTACCTGCTGCAATACTGCAGGAAGCAACTAGGCATGCCAGGCCTGCGCTCCCTAGGAGCAGGCCTAGCAGAAGCTGAGCGAAGTCTGCGAGAGGGCTCACAGATTGACTTCTACGTGAGCAAATTTGCGCACGTAGACGTACGAATCAGGGCCAAGGCAACCTCTCACATACTCCCCCTGCCAATCCAATTTCGCTGCCAATTTTTTGGCAGCGAAGTCGAAGGGGGACCGTGCCCCTGACGACGCTCCTGATCCCCGGAAGCAGTCGTAGTACCCCACCGTGACGGTAGGATCCCCTTTTCGGTGGTCAGATCGTTGGGCCTTGATTCGGGCCCCCCGGCAGTCTGTGGGGGGCAAATATTTGCAGATTATGCTCACAACGGCCACTCCTCCTGAAATTTTTGAAGGTCTTCTCGGATCGCGGCTTGAAGAGCCGCGATCCATTCTGGCAGATCGGCAGGGGAGGGCTCCAAGGAGCCTTCCCAAATCGATAGGAGTGCGTCGGCCGTGGCTGGGCCGACGATGAACGGCAGGTATCGTTCTACACGGCGATACCTGTTCCGGGCGTTCTCGATTTTGCCAGACGACTGGAGGGCGCGGCTTTCGCCGAGGAGATGAATAGCCTCCAGGAGTCTGGTGGCGGTGCTGTGGCTGTCCATCATAGCAGGCCTGCTTCCTGGGCCTGCTCGACCAGGGTCCAGAACATATCGACGCCCCGATCTTCGGCTTCAACTGATCGCTGGGTGCGGGGCCAATCTCCGCACCAGGAAGCTGGTGGGTAGGTGCCGAACGTACCCTCCCCACAAATTTTTGCGAGGGCTAGGGCAACGTCTCCCGCGCCCCGCAAACGGGCCTTCGACCCGTTTTCGAGATATTTGTAAGGGCTAACCTCCCGGCAGGATAAGGGCACGAGGCCCTTCTCCTGCAGGAGTTTTTTAACTTGCTTGAATTCCATTCCTGATACCTCCAAAAATATTTGTAATTAGGCTCTTCGACTAGTCATGAGGGCCTGCAGATTGGACAAGGTTGCGGGAGTTGAGTCTTCCTCCTTCTCCTCCTCTGCTGGAGGAGGAGAAGAAGGGGTTGGTCGACGATCACGGGTCGCTTCTAGAGTGAAGGCCATGTCGGCCAACCCTTCCTGAGTCAGGGGGAACGCCTGAGTTTCCCGATCTACGATGGTTGAGAAACTCAAACCATGCCTGACAGGGTTCAAAGCCGCGACATCGTACTCCTCAGCAAGGGCCTGAAAAGAAGGGATCAAATCCATGGCCCTTTTGCCTTCTTCCAGGGTCGCTTCGATAGCGGCACGGGTTGCGCCGCTACCTGGCATTTTGTAATATCGATGATCCCCGTGAAATTGCTTCACGGGGAGGTAAAAATCAATCTGAGCGAGGGACACGAGGGAGTGAAAGCCGCCACCATGGCGGTTCACGTCCACGTATGGCAGGCCTGCCCCCCCGTTTCGAGGGAGTCCATCGACCATGCTTAGGATCTGTTGGAACAGAACTTCCTGCTCCTCGTTGGCCTGTCGGCGACGTTCGGATTCTGCAATCGCTTCGTCGATCCTGGTTTGGATCAACGGGCGAAAGTCCAACGAGGGGCCTTCCTCGTTCAACGGCCCATCAAACTCGGGGTCGTAGTTCGCGGATTCGCGAACTACGGTAGGGAGGACCTGGTACTCAGTACCGATCCCTCCTCCGTTGGATCGGTTCTCCGACCAAAACAGGCACGAACTGTGCCTGCTCATGTGGGGTCTCTCATGTCGGTGCCAATCGTTCCGCACGAGAATATGAGGGCCCAACCGAGTCGGCATAAGCTCGAAGCATTGTCCACCTTTTTTTGAGGTAAATAGGCGGCCAAAATAAATTTCTGAGGGCTTACATTGCAAAGAGTACTCGTCTAGGAGTTCCTGGCAAATCGAAGGCCTGACCCCCCCGGCAAGGGATGGGTTGGTTCGATCACATACTAGGGTCAGACCAGACCCATACCGATCTCCTCCTAGAATAAGGAATTTGTCTTGGGTGGTGACCACCCGTTCGGCTTTCCAGCCATACCGAGTTATCGCCGAAACACTGTGCTTTTCCATGGCGGTTCTCCTATCGAAAATCTGACCATCATCAGCGAACGCCTTACGTTCGGACAGGCGACCTGCTGGTCGCCTGTTTCGGCCTGTCCTTTGGCACGCTATTCGGCACGCCAAACCCCGTATTTCACGGGGTTTCCGTCTGAGTCTAGCCCGTCAAGAGGCTCGTCTTCTTCCCGTTGTTCAGGCTCTAATATTTCTGTAAGGCGCCGCACGATGTCACCGGTTTCAACTAAGTCGCTCAGGAGCGACTTAGTTGCTCCTCGCGAAGCCCACGACTCCAACCTATGAAGCCGATCAGCGGCTTCGGCCAATTGGGAGTGAAGGTCGTTTGCAATATGAAGAGGGATGTCGTTAATAAATTGCTCGTCCCAAGACGAGCAATTTACAAAATAATATTCTAAAGGAGCCTGGAGACCCCTTCCACCAAATTTCTCGGTTTCTGGCTGGAACCACCCGAAGTACTGGGTTGGGTGCCAGGCGAGATCAGTTCCCAAGAAGAAGAATTCGTTGGCTTTTTTGTTGAAGGTGATCGCAGTTTTCATTTTTTTCTCCTCTGGCTGTTCAGGGCGCCACCCTTATCGTTGCGGCGCCGACTTGCGTGGCCCGCACCTGTATAGTAGCCTGCAGGAGGTTGTAGGGGATCCCTCATGTCTACTATTTTAAAAATAGTAGATCCATCTTAATTTACCGGCAGGGGCGCCAAAAGGATCT